ATAGAGTCTGTACGCTGTACAGATAGTAGCCTCTCTACTGCTTCCTCGTCTGTAGTAATACCTGGGTAGAGCTTCCTTACAGCCTCTACCTTACTAACTAGTCCTAGGTCCATCTCCTTAACCAGAGAGTCTACCTTAGATACCCTCTCTGTCTGGGACTCGGATAGACCCCTATAGACTATATGGTAGTCCCTAGGATTAGTAGGAAGGTTAGTACCCCCATAGGTATTAGAGAGCTTAGCTGCAGTAGCTAGTAGCTCCTGGTCTCCAGCTGTTAGCCCTGGGCTTAGTTGTCTCTGCATCCTCTTAAGCCCTTCTCTAGCTACTACTATTCCATAGCCAGACATACCAGAGGTCACCTGTAAGTCATGAGGAGATAGCCCAGCCTGGAGGGCTAGACCTTGCTGGTATACCTCTAGGGCTTCTGCAGCTGACCTAGGCTCCATAGCTGCAGAGAATTGTGATAGGGTACCACCTCCAGGACCTGTAGAGGAGAAGCGAATAATAGACTTCCTGTCTGTAGGTATTACCCCTACATTATATCCCCCTATATTACGCATCTCTGCAGACTGACTGTCTGCATCCAGTGCCGTTCTCTGGGGGTGGGCGCACGATAAAAATCCGTCTCCCCAGTGCGTCCATAGTGAGGAGGTCCGTAGGCTGCCAGCTCTAAGCTCGCTACCTGCTCTCCAGCTCCAGAGTCTATTAGCTACTATCTTATGGTATAGGATAAAGGGCATAACGGGTAAGCCCTCATGCATATAAGGATAACTACCTACGAGCTCTGGGGAGAACTCCTGGGTAGCATCTGTACGCTTACCATCCTGTACTATCTCTATCTTAAATAGTCCTTCCTCTGTAGAGGTATCCCATATCTCCCAGGTCCAGACCTTCTCCCCGCTGGCTCTAGTCCTCTGTATGAGCTGCTCTACTCGCTGGGGCTTATCTGGGTAGTTAGGGTCTGGGGTAATAACTACAGTAGCTGGAGATACTATCTGGTACTCTGCTTCTGTAGCTCCTCTCCAGTAAGCCCAGTCTACTCTAATAATACTATCATTAAGGGCTAGGAGGTTAAGTCCATTCTGCTGCTGGATGGGCCATAGCTTAGGAGTAAGCAGGGGGGATAGGTCTAGGTCCTCCTCGATCTTAACTGACATAGGATATTCATAGGAGGAATTAAGCTGCTGATATACTAGCTTAAAGGGATTACGGCTAAGGTCTGGGGATATGGTAAGGTCTGCAGCTATCTCCTGGGCAAACATAGCGCGGATGTCTGCTCTTACGTCCTCTATATGGTCCCCAGAGAGTAGCCTTAACCGTAGGCTCTGCTCGCGCCACCTAGCTTGGTCCTCTGTATCTTCTGGTAGTATAGAGCTGGGGATATACATTAGGTCTCCTGTTAGATTACTATTAACTTACCAGAGTTATCCTGGGTAAGAGCAGGATTAAGGAATACCTCTGCTATATAACCCATACTATCGAAACAGTCCTTATCTGTAGAGTTAGCTTGGCCCCGCCAATGCCTTAGAGCAGATATTAACCTGGTACAGCTGTTATGTACTCTAAGCCTACCATCTATACAAGCGTTAGAGATAAGCCTTACTCTAGCGTTAACGGACCCCCTACGCTTATAGGGTACTTCTATTCTAAAGGGAGACCTACTGGACTTAGTTAGATGTGCAAACGAGCGTTGATATACATCGTTCATAGACCAGCCCATACCTAACCTACCTGCAGAGTTAGAGTCTCCCCTAGCCTCTGTAATATCATAGAGGTCTAGTCCCCATCTCTCTAGCATCTCCTTAACAGCTGTAGCCTCCTGTAAGGGAGTAGAGCTCTCTGTATTAGAGTACTCAGCTAGGACCCATACTGCATCCTGGGCATGTATGACGATATAGAAGACGGACTTACCTGGAAGCTCACCGTGGTCAATTCCTAGTCCAAGTCCCTCTATCTCTGTAGGGGCTTCTGTATCTGTAAATATGTTATCCTCTGTAAAGCCTGTAACCCATCTGTCTGGGGTTAATCCTTCCCACTGGCTTAGGATACGCTGGTTAAACTCCCAAGGACTACACTCCTCCCGCTGTACCCTTATGGACTCTGGGCATCTATGTGGACAATTTTCTACGGTTAGCTCTACATGGTCTACATACCATCCAGGCTCCTTATCTATCCCTAGCTCCTCGTCTCCTTCTAGCATGCACTTAAGGTACCCTACGGGGCGTCCTATGGGGGTACAGGTTAGTATGATGGGTGCCATATCGTAGGATAGCCTAGCCCTTAGGCCGCGTAGGTGCTGCTCCTTGGGAGGCTCGTCTACCCAGGCCCAGGCTACCCTAGCCCCCTCTAGACTTAGTACGGACTGCTCACAGCCCTTCCCTACCATGATACCCCCGCCATACTCTGGACCTAGGGCTATTATCTTACGTCCCCTGTAAGTATATCCTATCCCATCTACATAGTAGCAGCTGGGATGCAGGACCCCAGGGGGCTCTAGCTCCCTCATAGCTGCAGAGACAGTAGCCCATCCTGTAGTAAGGTCTGGAGCTAGTAACCATCCTGTAGACCCTGGAGGAGGGACCCTACGGAAGGGAGACCTACCTAAGAGGTTAAGCCAGCTGGAGGCCCCGCCTAGATATGTCTTACCCAACTTATTAGCCGCTATGAGGGCTCTCTTATTAGACTGGGACTTATGAAACCTCTCTTGAAAGGGAGCCATACCCCCCGCTCCTGGCTTACCATATAGATAGGTAAGGAGAGGATTACCCTCTATCCTTCTAGCTATCTTAACTGCTTCTACTCTATCCAACGTCCTTAGCCCCTTCCAGTACTTCTAGAGCTCTGGCTATATACTCCTGTCCCCCTGGGCTGTAGAGGTCTATGTAGTCATCTCCATCTAGAGCCCCTGTACCAGTACTAGACCTATCGAAGGATAGAACATCTGGTACCCTATCAAATAACAGAGAGAGGGCCTGTATAGCATCCTTAGAGCGTCTAGGGTCGAAGGAGTCCCCATCCTCTCCAGCTACTGCCTGCAGTAATCGCATAGCCCCAGTACGGAGCAGCTGCCTAGCTTCTGTATCTAACCAGTCTACAGTAGCTGTAGGAGCTGGTAGTACTCGGAGCTTAGAAGGGGTGGGCTCTGTTAGCTTCTTAATCCAGGCTTTATTATTCTGCTTAGGCATACCAGAGAATTAACCTAGACCTATCTAATGCGCTACTCATGAGGGAACCAGAGAGGGTCCCCAGTATCTATAGCATCATTCCTAGACGCGCTGTAGCAGCTGGGCTCATAGTTGCTGGGGAGACATTCCCCCATAGTAAGGAGCCCCCAGGAGAGTATCCTAAGTAGTCCTACCAGTATTATAATTAAGGTAGACATAACGGTAAATAGTACAGCATCCTCTAGCATATCACCTCCTCCCCCTATCTATCCCGCTCCTATTCGCTGTACTGGTCTACATATGTCTGTAATATCTGGGGGTGTCTTAGGATAGAGAGGTTAACCTACCTAGATTAAGCCCTTAATTAAGCCCTAAATTAAATACCCCCTTAGAACCTACCATATCCCTTAATCCCTTATTTAAGCCCCTAGAGCCCTTAATTTAGTAGCCCACGTTAGAAACTACCTTTTCAGCCAGTCCTTAATTAAGCCCTAGCTCTCCTTAATTAAGCCCCAACGTTAGAAACTACCATATCCTCCATTCTGTCCATAACTGGCCACAGCTGGCCACAGCCCCATGTGGCCACTATTCCCTAGGTATATCCTACCTTATGGGGCTCTGGTCACAATGGCCACATGAAATAGCCCACTCTAGGCTATTCCCCCTGTCCCCCTGTCCCCTATACCCCTATACCCCTATACTAATACTCCTAGATACTTTATAGGGATTTCATGTGGCCATTGTGACCACTAGCCCATAATGTAGTTAGATACTGGTGATTAATGGCCACATGAAAATTATTTTGTTGTGGCCAGTTGTGGCCACTGTGGCCAGAGGTTAAGCCTTCTCTGGGACCATCCATGCTAGGGATATCCTGGGGGAGGGCTTAGGCTCTCCTCCTCTTACCCTAGCCTTAGGCTCCCATCCCTAGCCCATAACCATAATACAGAGAGGTCCCCCTATGTCCTATACCCATCTCCCCCCAGCCCCAGAGGGGCTAGAGTACGCCCCGCGCAAGATTAATAACCAGGAGTACCTAACTACTGGGCTCTTTATGGTAGGAGCCCCCCAGCATACTAAGAAGCTCTGTAAGAGAGCTGTAGCTATTGTCTTAGACTTTGACCTAGTAGACCACCTAGAAGCCACTACAGACCTAACTAAGAAGGAGATTAAGCCCCTACTATACGCTGCTCCCCAGGAGAGTCTTAACGAAGCTCTAGAGCTCCATCTAGTAGAGATAAGGAGAGCTCTGCATACTGTCCTAGATGCAGACCCTACAGTATTAGTCTGCTCTGGTTACGGATATCATGCTTACTACTGGCTAGACGATACCTACAGACTGTCTAAGGTACAGGAGGTAAATAAGTCTATAGCCCTCCAGATTAACTCCCTAGTAGGCTACCCTCTAGCAGACCCTAAAGCAGTTAATACAGGGGAGCTTATCACGCGCCCCCCAGGT